GTGGGTTTTTACTAACTATACTACCGAATACTTATTTTTCTTTGGCCACAGGGAGCCGATGTTCCTACGCGGGCTGCCAAGCCAAGGGCGTAGGCCACCATTCCCCCTAACGGGGTTTGGTGGCGTGCGGCGACGCACATCTATTTTTATGGTTTTTAACTATAACTTACTAAGTCCTGTGTGTGGCGAATGATCGCATAAAATGTGATATTGGCCGGGCGCGTCACGCCTGACCCATAAGAAGAAACTGTTGTGGCTTGGGCTGTGTCGTACGTAGTGTACAACCCACCCAGCGTCCCAGTGGTACCAACATATCCCATGTTGCCCCCAGATGTGTTGACAAGCCACCTGTCTGTGTGGTTGTGCAAGGGGTTGGTAACTGCATGTGTGTGGGCCTCAACCCCTCCTGCGTCATACGTGCCTAACGGCGTGAACGATGACGTAAGTTTTGTGATACCTTGGATGAACCTGTCGAGCATGTCGGGGATTCGCCAACTAACACCTGGTTCACCCCCGTATGTGTTGCCAATGACGGCATAAAGTTCGGGGTAAGCAGGTGCGTAGTGGAGACTTCCGTCACACACGAAGTGGGTTGTAGGTATGGTTTCACCGGGCCACCAGGATATTTCACCTATAAGCCCAGTTTTGAGTTGGAGGGGGAGGCTGAGTCCCTAGGCGACTGGCGCAAACAACTCGATCTCGTAGTCGACCCACACCTGACCCAGAGTACCTACTGTGGGTGAAGTGTGGAATACGACAATACGTCCGAAATCGTAGTCGGGCCTGTCGACGGCGTATGTGACCGCGGAATCGCGTGTCAGTCTGCCGTTAATTGGTTGGGATGCAGCGTTGGCAGCAACAGCATTGAGTTTGTGTTGCTTCCAGATGGGACCAGAGATGGCGCGGTAATGCGCCATGGAGGACTCAATGTTGGTTGAGGGATCTTCGGCGGCGTTGTATAGCATATACAACCCGACGGAGCCGCTGGTGGCGGTGGATACAGCAGGTACGTACGTGAACTCCATTTTACGGATCTTGTAACGTGCGTACTTGGCGCCGATGGAGGCCAGCCATGTAAATGGGCTGGCGTCGGCGCCAGTGCCGGAGCCGAGGGCTGGGTTGATGCTAGCGTTCGCGCTCTCAAAGGCGTTCGTCACTGCCTGTGCAGGCATCGTCCACAACTCGCGGTGTTTCACCACAAGCCCGTCGCCTGACGACAGTAGCTTGGGTGCACGAGTGTTGCGGATGACGTATCCTTTTGATACTGGAGCGTTGTGAACGGTCACATCGTAGCCGTCTCGGCGGTTGGCCGACGCGCGAATCGGGCGGCGTCGGCTAGTAGTGTTCTTCTGCTTTGGGCGGCAGGGCGCTTGTTGTCTAAGTTTGCGTGTAGGCATGTTGTTGTTAGTGTATTGGCTAGATAAACTATCTATGCCGCATCTGACCAGGATGCGGCCTCTATCTAGGTGTGCTATCTAAATGTTTTGTAGCACTAAGTTGTGGTGTATGGGGAGTAGGGACTCGACGCATTCGGGCGTCGAGTGGATGAGATCGATCCAGTCGAAATGTTCTTCGATGACGTACTGTTCAGCAGGTGTGATGTTAAAAGCGCTGTAGAATCCCAACCTGGCCTGATCGCTCACGCCATGTTTGTGGGTCATCCCGGCAGCTAACATCATCATGCCGCTGAATTCATCGTTTCTCTCTTTCGCAGGGTTTGTGC